TAACCCAAATAATTGGTGGTTCCAAGCTTACAACCGTCGCTAGCAAAATAACTCAGGTATCTGGCGGTGATCTGAATATGGGTTCTGGTGGCGCAACCTCAATAGCCGGTAAATCTTCATTCACATCAGGATCTCCTGGGCCCACAACTATTAAGGGGTCTAGGATCGATCTAAACCCACCATAATGAGGTGATAGCGTGACTATTCCTAGCCCACAAAATTTACAAGCTTCTATATCATCAGCATCAGGTGTTGTTGCTTCAGCGCAGCAAGCTCTTGGTGCAGGTTGCGGTGTTGGTTCAGCACTATCGCAAATTAATTCATCGATACAACAAGCTAGTGAAGCAATCAATAATGCCATATCTACAGCAAATGATATCATATCTGCTGTGCAAAATCTACCGAATATTATCACACAGCAAGTAAGTGGTGTTATATCAACAGCAATAACAAATGCTTTAGGTCCTGTGCGTGAGCTTAATGCTTTAGCAAATCAAATTCAAGCTGAGGTTGCTAATCTTTTGCGATTGGTCAATAATCCTGCGGCCTTTATCGCACAATATCTTAATATTCAAAGATTATTCCCAAACCTAGACCTTAACGGTTTGTTAAATCGAATATTATCTGGTATGAATATATGCCAAGCAACGGCAGAAGCAGCGCAGCAAGCACCCAATCACCCACCATCTACTGCATCCGCTGAAGCTGCGCCAACAGCACAACCAACACCGGAAGCACCTGAACCCGCACCAGTTGTAAATCTTTCATATCAGTCTCAGATAACTCGTGAGCCACTAGAACCACCACCTGGGGTTGCTGGTTCTGCCGGAAATACATCAACAGATGATGCATTAAATCGCATTAGAGACCAGCAAAGGGCCGCATTGGAAGCTCAATATTGGAGATTAAGTTTACAAAGATTTTGGTCAACCGATGATCAAGAACGCGCCGATCTTGCACGACAAATGCTTGATACAAGAGAACAACAACAGGCATTTATACGCACATCGCCATAATGTGGTTGATAAATAAGCCACAAACGGAGAGATGAATGTCAAACGCGATCAAGACGCCAATCTTTAAGGATTTTGATCTAAACATGAAGATGCACCCGGTAACGGGTAAGCTAATTGTGCGTAAGAATCAAGATTCAGTTAAGCAGGCTCTTAGATCGCTAATACTTACGGATAGAGGCGAAAGACCATTTAGAAATCAGTTTGGGTCTGACATTCGCGCGAGACTATTTGATCTTATGGATCCTAGTTTGGCGCTACAGATAGAAAGTGATGTTTTACTAGCCGTAGCTAATTATGAAGAAAGAGCTATAATACTAAACGTAGGTGTGGTTGATGATCCAGAGAATAATGTTGTTCGTGTAAACATAACTTTTAGAACTACAACTTCTCAGGCTCCTGCTAACCTAACATTAACTCTGGAGGCCATACGATAATGGCGGCTAATAGTGCAATTACCGTAGCAGGTCTAGATTTTGATACGATTCGTCTCAATCTGCGAAACTTTATGGCAGGTAAACCCGATTTCTCAGATTTTGATTTTGAGGATTCTGCCATAGGTACGCTACTTGATCTTCTGGCATATAATACTTACTATAGCGCATTCTATGCAAATATGGCAGCAAATGAAGCATTTCTTGATACGGCTCAGATTTATGATAACGTCGTATCTCGCGCCAAAATGCTTGGATATCTTCCGACTTCAGCACGCGGCCCAACCGCAAATGTGCGAGTAAGTTTTACAGTTCCAGCAAATTCAACTTTCAGAACTATCAATATTGCAAAAAATACTCAGTTTAGGGCCGTAGTTAATGGTGTATCATATACATTTGTGACACCACAATCATATCCTATAACTGCAAATTCATCAAATAGATTTAATGGTTTTATTCAGATTACAGAGGGTGTACCATTAACGCATAGATTTCTTTTCTCTGCGGCCAATACATCATTTATATTACCTAATGCAAATACCGACACATCAAGCATAACTGTCGCAGTCACGACATCGGGTAATACTCAGACATATATTCAAGCATCCGATTTAAGAACTGTCAATTCTACATCAAAGGTTTTCTTTATAGAACCTGATCGCAATAAGCTGTTTAAAATTAGCTTTGGTGATAATGTTCTCGGGCAGAAACCTACGTTTAATAGCACAGTTGCGGTATCATATCGAGCAACAAACGGAACAAGAGCTAATGGTGCCAATAATTTTACCGCCATAAGCACAGTTGGTGGGCAAAGCAGCTTTACGTTAACAACAGTCGAAAGAGCCACTGGTGGTGCAGAAATTGAATCAATCGAATCGATTAGATTTAACGCACCGCGTCTCTATGAAACACAAAATCGTGCAGTAACTAAGGAAGACTATAAGAGAATAATTCTGCGCGATAACCCTGATCTATCGGCAGTCAATGTTTGGGGTGGCGAAGAAAATGATCCGCCAATATTTGGTAAAGTATATGCATGTGTAAAGCCTAGTGTTGGCACGCTCGTATCTACTAATCGCAAAGAGCGCATAAAGCTGGCCATTAAATCTTATAATGTGCAGTCAATCGACCTTGAAATTGTCGATCCAACATACCTATATGTGGTCCCAACAACAATAGTTCGTTACGATCCTCTTCTCACCACACTACAACCATCAGAAATTGCAGTTCGCGTTGCAAATAAGATCATAGCATATGAATCATCAAATTTAAATCGTTTTGATGGTAAATTTAGATATTCTAGATTTCTAGATTCGATTGATTCGGCTGAATCATCAATCGTATCAAGCACGGCCAAAATTGAAGCTCAAAAGAAATTCTTACCGTCAATTACACAATCAAATACCTATCGAATTTCATTCAATCGAATGATATATCACCCAAGTGACGGATATCAGACGGCCACTTCATCTACATCATTTATTTTAAATGGATTTACATCATTTTTTGATGATGATGGTAACGGAAATGTACGGGTATATTACGTATCTCAGGGTAAGCGAACTTATATCAAAAATATTGGTACAATAGATTACCTGACTGGACTAATTACACTAAATGCATTTCAGCCTACATCAGTTGCAACTGGTGAAATTGATATTCGTGTAGAACTTGATGATTATAATATCTCACCTATACGCAATCAGATATTACTAATAGCTGGTGCAAAGATAACACTAATAAATGACAATACAGGCGCAATTGATGCGCGTCTGGAAACCGTTAGTACTGTCGGTAACAGCGCGACTTTAGGTGCAACCTCAATTTCTCAGCTAACGACATTCTAATATGACAATATCAGGCGCCGAAGAAACATTCAAAAAAATATCACCTCTTATTGAGGCACAATTTCCTGCATTCATACGTGAAGAAGGACCCCGATTTGTATCCTTCTTAAAAGCTTATTATGAATTTATGGAGCAGTCTGGTCAGGCTGTTAATGCGACCCGAAGCTTAATTGATAATCAAGATATAGATCGAACTTTAGATTCATTTGTTGAATATTTTCAACGCGAATTTATGTTAAACATTCCAAAAGATGTTTTGGCCGATAAAAGATTACTTGTCAAGCATATTAGAGATTTCTATAGAACTAGAGGATCTAAATTTTCATATGATTTTCTATTCTATGCGCTGTTCAATAAGCAAATAGAGATTGTTTATCCTGGTGATTTTATACTAAGAGCATCTGATGGTAGATGGGTACGAGAGACAATACTTAGAGTTGGTAATCCATTTTCAACACTACCTACTAATTTAGACGGTAGAAATATTGTCGGATCAGTTTCAGGTGCGACGGCTCGGGTACAGAAAGTTACTCGCGTTGTGGTTCTTGGTCATCCACTATTTGAATTGCTTGTTGAAAATGTTGTTGGTGAGTTTATTGATGGTGAAACTGTATCTGATGATTTAGGTAATAATGCAACAATTACTTCAGCATTTGGTAGCTTAATTGGTATTGAACAAGTTGTTGATCCCGGTGCTTTTCACCAATCCGGCGATTCTGTTATAATAACCTCATCAGGGGCTACAGCATCAGCAAGAGTAGCATCAACAAATGATTTAGGACCAGTATCATTTCGCATCAATAGAGGAGGTAGTGGTTATCGTTTAGGTCAAACTGCAATAATTGTGGAAGGTGGATCGGGCACTGGTGCGGCTGCTATTGTTACATCTTTATCTAATACTACATTTGTTAGTTTAAATACAAATCAGATAGCACCATTATCTAATGTAGTTCTTAATACGGGCCCAACATTCGTATCTCTTGGTACAAATACAGCTTCGGTATCTGCAAATTTGGCGGCGGCCAATATATCATCGACTCTTGCAACATCCTTAAATTTTGCAAATTCAGTTGCTGGATCAATTAATGCAATTTCAGTTACTAGTGTTGGTATTAATTACGTACCGGAATTACCAACAGTTACTACACGGGATCAAATTGTATTCGAGCTAGGTGTGCCTGGCCAAGCTGGTAGACTTCAGGGTGATGATGCAGTAATTATTCCAATACGAGCACCCGGAGCAATTTCATCTCTTGGGGTAATATCATCGGATGCATCATTTGATAAATTTACTGATGCAATTGTAGTAAATTCTCGAGGCACCGCACCCACAATAGATCAGAATATTGATTTAGCAGGTAATCAGCGTTTTACCATTAGAAATACAACATATAACGCTGATATCAAACCTATTATTGCTGGCGTTATTACTCAGCCGGGTAGATACATTGATACTAAAGGCTTTCTTAGCTGGAATATGAGATTACAAGATAATGATTTTTATCAGGAATATTCATATCTGATTAAGGTCACAGAGATTGTAGATCGATATAGAGATGTTGTCAAGAGAGTATTGCATCCTGCAGGCTCTAAGATGTTTGGTAGCTATCAGTTTGTATCAAATACAAATCTATCACATAATCATGGTTTCATTTATAGTCAAGAAGCAATTTTACCGATTACATTAAGTGTTAATAAGGCAACATTAAGATCGGCAAATGTATCCGTTGCTGCTCAAGATAGTCAAGCAGTTGGATTAACCTTTAGCCCATCAGGTAGACAAATGTACATGATTGGGTCGAATACGGATAGAGTATATCAATATAAATTATCAACAGCATTTGATGTATCAACCGCAACTTATACTTCTAAAAATATATCAATTGCAAATACATCAACAACCGGTGCTGGTGATACATCACCAACCGATGTAAAATTTCATCCTGAAGGTCATACAATGTATATTGTTGGTACCATTAGGGATAGAGTTTATCAATATTCTTTATCTAAAGCTTGGGATGTATCTACAGCAACATTTGCATCCAAAAGTGCATTAGTATCATCACAAGATACTGCACCACAGTCTGTTGAATTTGGTGATAATGGTAGCAAGATGTATATTCTCGGTTCTACCAATGATAGAATTTTTCAATATACACTATCAACCCCGTGGGATGTTTCTACAGCAACGTATGCATCTAAATTTTTATCGGTGGCCACACAAGAAAATAGCCCACTAGCTATGGTTTTTGGTAGTGATGGTAAACAGGTTCTTGTAGTTGGTAGCACCACTGATACAGTTTATCAATATACACTATCAACGGCGTGGGATATTTCTACAGCAACATATGATAATAAGAGCTTAAATGTTGGATCCCGAGAATCAGTTCCACATGGGTTAGCATTAAGCATAGATCAAACAAAATTGTTTGTTGTGGGTACATCAACCGACACAGTTTATACCTACCAAAGGTCAACCTAGACCTGATAAATAATGTGACTAGGAAAAGGTTCAGATGACAAATAGAATCACTCCATTCTTTCGTTTAAATACAGCCGATCAGTTGAAGGAGTCATTTGATGAGCCTTCACCGACTCGGCTTTACATGTTTATGGGTGGGGTAACACCTTTTGCTAATGATTCATCACCACCGGCAGTAACAAACAATCAATTTACTACAGAGTTTGATGTATATCGAGATATGGTTGCGCTAAAGAGAATCAATTCAACCGACATCATCTCAATTGCGCCTCGATATAACTGGACAAATAATACTGTATATACTGAATATAATGATAGAACTGCAAATCTATATGATAAGCAATTTTATGTGCTTACATCAGAAAACAATGTCTATAAGTGCATAGACAATAATAGAGGCGCAGTATCGATAGAAGAACCCTCTGGTATTAGCACATCAGTTGTTAGCACAGCCGATGGTTATCGTTGGAAGTTCTTATTTGCTATAACTACCGCCGATGCGCAAAAATTCTTAAATAGCTCTTATATTCCAGTTAGGGAGATAACTGCAAATAACGGAAGCGCACAGTGGTCGGTGCAGCAAGTTGCGGCCAATGGGTCAATTGACCATATTGTAGTTACATCCAATGGTAGTGGTTATATAAGCACGGCTAATACCTTCTTATCAGTAACAAATTCGAGCGTGGTAAGATTAGAAACTAATGCATTACAGATTGACGGCGCATATACCGGATCAACTCTGTATATCTCATCCGGACTTGGTGTGGGTCAGCTTAGACGTATAACAAAATATGTTGGTACAGGTCGAGTGGTAACAGTTAACAACGCATTTACTATTACACCAAATACTTCATCGACTTATTCTATTGCGCCTACTGTGATAGTTAGTGGTGATAGTGGTGCAACTGCATCCATACGCGCAACCGCACATGTTTCTAATACATTGGGTGGCCAAGTTCGCAAAATCACCATGATAACTAACGGTCGTAGTTATGGCGAAGCAAATGTAGCCATCATAGCAAATTCATCATATGGGTCAGGTGCTATCGCACAAGCTATCATATCACCAAGAGGTGGTCATGGTAGCAATGCACGCAAAGAATTAAATGCTAAGGATCTAATGCTTTCTGTATCTATAGCTGGTGGTGAGTCAAATACATTTCCAACAAATAATGATTTTAGAACCATCGGTGTAATTAGAGATCCAAAGCTTAGAAGCGGGCCTGCAGCCAATGCATCGGTAATCGATCAGTGTCATCGTATAGTGCTACAAAATGTGTCGGGCGACTACACCGCTGATGAAATTGTAACTGGTGGCGTAAGCGGCGCTAAAGCAAGAGTAGTATATTTTGCAAATACAAATGCAACTCGGACCAGAGGTGTGCTTCGTGTTATTCGTCTGACAACAAATGGTATTGGTGGTGGGTTTGCACAAACCGAATCATTGACATCATCTTCATCTGGTGTAACTGCTACTATTATCAATGCTATAAAGCCTGCAATTAGAGAAAATACCGGGGATGTCTTATACATAGAACGAAATCCGCCAATTGTCAGAAAGCCGGATCAGCTTGAAGAATTTCGTTTTGTCGTGACGTTTTAAGGGGTAAGAAAACAGATGGCGTCTATTGCTAATACCGTCACGCTTTCTACGGATCTAAATGTTGATCCGTATTATGATGATTTTAACGAATCAAAGAATTTTCACCGTATTTTGTTTCGACCTGGTCTTGCTGTTCAGGCTCGCGAACTTACTCAAATTCAATCAATTCTACAAAATCAGATTGATCGTTTTGCTGAACATGTGTTTAAAGAAGGTAGCATTGTTCGCGGGTGTCAAACTCTATTAGATAATAGTGTTATGTTTATAAAACTGCGCGATAGAACTTCTAACGGTGTTACTTCCGTTAATGTCTATTCATTCTTAAATAAGACAATTATTGGATCTACTTCAGGTGTTTCGGCTAGCGTCATAAAAGTTAATGACGGCTCAGAGGCAAATACTCCTAATTTTAAGACTCTTTTTGTTAAACTAACCGGCGCAAATGGTGCGATTCGTATATTTTCGAATGGAGAAATAATCACAGCATCTGGTGGTGGTAATGTTACGGCTAATTTAATTTCATCTGCTGCTATTGGATTTTCTGCTTTTATGAAGATAGAACCAGGTGTAATATATGCAAAAGATCATTTTATTCGTACAGATGAAAATCTATTAACCTTATCAAAATATTCGACCAATGCTTCGGTGCGTGTAGGATTTAATATTATAGAATCAATTATTAAAGAATCTGATGATTCTAGTCTATTAGATCCAGCATCAGGAGCATATAATTATGCTGCACCAGGCGCAGCCAGATTGAAATTAGAAGCTAAATTTACGACAATTGGATTAAATGAGACAGGAAGTAATAATTTTATAGAACTTACTCAATTAAAAGATGGTATAACACAGTCAAAATCAGACTCACCACAATATGGACTATTACGTGATTATTTTGCCAAACGTACATATGATGAATCAGGTAATTATGTCGTAAGAGGTCTTGTTCCCAGACTTCGTGAACATCTATCAAGTGGAAATAATCAGGGGGTATTTGCTGCCGTAGACGGTGGTAGTGCAACAAAGCTTGTTGTAGAACTTAATCCAGGTAAAGCATATGTTCAGGGATATGATATTGAAACTCTGCAAAGTGCGAGAGTAGAAATTGATAAGGCCAATGATTTTGCTTCTGTATCAACAGCATCCGCGGTAATAGATTATGGTAACTATGTTTTAGTAGATAATATAGCGGGTGGATGGGGGATAAATTCTCAAGCCCTAGTTAGCTTGCGAGCGCAGCAAGCTAACTCAGTATCTACACTGGCATATTCTACAACCAATTTTCCATCAACACAAATTGGTACGGCTAGAGTTCGCTCGATAGAATACCATAACGGAATACCAGGCCTACCATCAGCACAATATAAGCTTTATTTGACCGATATCAATATGAACTCTGGTTTTGGATTTCAAAATGTTCAGTTTATAGGATTTAATGCAGGGTCGGGTCAAGCTAATGGTAAGGCCGATATACTTGGATCTAATGGTCTTAATGCTAATACCGCAGAATCTTCATTTGAGAGGGCTGTCTTTAAATTACCTGCAAAATTTATCAGACGTTTAAGAAATAGATCAGGAACTGTGGTTTCAGATTTTAGATTTAAGAAATCATTTGATATAACTTTTGGTACCGCAGGTACCGCAACAGCTACAACAGGGTTAGCTAGCGAAACATTTTCTGGTTCGGGTAGCCTATCTGCAAGTTTTGGTCGGGCAAATTATTATGTGGTTGCGCGCGGATCAGGTAATACTGCCGCAATTAGCACCCTGCGTTTAAGCACGACTAGCGGCTCTAATACTATAACACGATCCAATAGCTCTATTGATCTATCAACCCGCATTAATGCAGGCGATCTCATTCGAGTTGCAAATACTGGTGATTTTATTGTCACATCGGTATCCGCATCGTCTCTTACGACGCTTTCTACAGCGCCTGCAACCAAAACAAATATGCGAGTACATAAGCTTATTAAACAAGGCCAAGTTTTAGATTTTGGTGGCCAAGGTGGGCTTGCTGGTGCTGCGCGCACCATAACAGTATCATCACCTACTCAGACTGATTTTGATCTTAAGGAAACTCTTGGTTCATCCATCAATGCTACGGTGATAGCTGAGCTAAACAAAGTAGATGGTCAAGAAGCTTCTAAAACGGTAAATCGAAATCAATTGGTACAGATTCGTATCGGAGCTGGTGGTGGTACATCATATATTGCGAATACTACAGGACCATGGCCTCTTGGTATTTCCGATGGTTTTAAGATAGTATCTGTACGTAGAAAATCTGGATCAAATTTTTCATCCCTCAGCGAAGGTACTGATGTAACAAATAGCTTTGTGCTTGATTCTGGTATGAATGATAATTACTATAGTCATGCCCAATTAGTTAAAAGACCTGGTGCTGGAATTAATATATCTTCTGGCGATAGATTGCTTGTAAAGCTTGATTATTTTACTCATAGTTATTCTACAGGTGTTGGTTATTTCTCTATCGATTCTTATCCTGTCGATGACACCAATGCGGGAACAGATACGACAAAAATTTACACATATGAGATACCAAGATTTGTTTCTCAGCGCACCGGCTCAATTTATGATCTTAGAGATAGTATTGATATACGCCCAAGAATGACGGATACTGCAAATACCGTTACTTCTCTTACCAATATATCAATAAATCCTAAGCTATCAACATCATTCGATCAGCCGTCAGGTGGTTTAAGATTTATGTCACCTGGTGATACATTTACTACTGATCTTGATTATTTTCTCTATAGAAATGATAGGATAGTTCTAGATCGTACAGGTGTATTTTCATTAGTTAGAGGGGTACCATCTAATACTCCAATAACACCCGATGAACCGCTAGATTCTATGTCGGTTGCTACGATAAATCTAACACCATATCCATCTCTACCCGATGAACAAGCTCGTAGAGTCGGTAGAACTGATCTTGCTTCTAAAGTATTTCCAATTAAGAATCCTAGATTTACTATGAAAGATATTGGTGTTCTTAGAGATAGAATTGAAAATCTCGAATATTATACGACACTAAATTTATTGGAGATGGATACTAAAAACTTATTAATTCGAAATGAAGAAGGTGATAATAGATTTAAGAATGGTATATTGGTTGATCCTTTTCACGGACACAATATTGGAGATGTTACCAATTCTGATTATAAGATATCGATTGATGCTGCTACTGGTCAAGCTCGTCCACCTTTCAAGCTTGATAATTTTGAATTATTTTATAATGCGGCCAATTCATCAAATGTAGTTCGCACAAATACAACAGTTGGTGGTATTGCTAGAGATCAAATAGTTTTCATATCAAATAGTGCAGTATCATTTGTGGCAGGTCAGAGTGTTACCGCCGGGGGTGCATCTGGTATTTTGAGATTTAAGGTAAATAATAAGCTTTATGTTGAAAATGCCACTGCTAACTTTTCTGTTGGTTCTACGGTCACAAGCACCACAGGATCATCAGTAATTTCTGGTGTATATGCTATTCCTCCGGGTGATTTGATTACTTTACCGTATACCCATGAAATTCTTGTTAGTCAACCATTTTCTTCTACTACAAAAAATGCGGCCGGACTATTTTGGTTATGGGGTGGTAGAATAGCTCTCAATCCTGATAGTGATTATTGGTTGGATACTGTACAACTTCCTGATGTAAATGTCAATGTCAATAATTTTGATGATAACTGGGCTCAAAGTGGTGCTTGGGGTACCGCTTGGAATGATTGGCAAACTACTTGGCAATCGTCATCGGATGCAGTTGTAAATGATACAACAGTATCAACGCAAGGTGATGCTACTATAGCAACCACTGTTAGCACTACTACCACAACCACTACATCTGGACAAACTAGAAGTGGTATTCAATATTCATTAACGCCAGTTACATCCACAGTTAGAAATGGACCCAGAGTAGTATCGACAAATATTCAACCTTTTATGCGATCTAGATTAATTAGATTTACCGCAACTGGGGTTAAGCCTGGTGCAAGATTATATGCTTACTTCGACGGAACATCAGTATCGGATTATGTAACACCCACAAATTCATTATTTGCAAATACCGCTAATGAAGGTGGACCCATATTTGCTACTGCAAACGGAAATGCTTATGGTATATTCAGAATCCCTGCTGATGAAAGATTAAGATTTAGAACAGGTACATTAAGATTTCGTTTGTCTGATTCTTTTTCAAATGACTCTGCTCAGGGTTCATTCTTAACAGCAGCAGAAGGTTCTTATACTGCTCAAGGATTGACTCAACAGACTCAAGATACTGTTGTTACAACTAGAAATCCTCAAGTTATTATGACCGCAGTTTCCGAATCTCGTACAGCAATTACAAGTGCAGCAGCGACAAGCGTCACAGCAGTTAGCGCATCCGTAACTCAAAATATCACAAACGTCACAAATGTTACTAATAATATAAATAATATAACAAACATACAAAATATAATCAATCCGGAAATTGTGACCAATGTTCCTCGAGATCCGCTTCCCGGCGTTGAGGACCCTATAGCACAATCATTTAGTGTGAATACTGTAGGCGCTGGTAAAGTTGGCGGTTCAGGTGCATTTGTCACAAAAGTTGATCTATTTTTTGCGACAAAGGATTCAGTATTTGGTTGTGAAGTTCATATACGGGATATTGATACACTATCAAATTCTATAACACCTAGGGTAATTCCATTTAGCACGGTTTTTTTACAACCAGCAGAGATAAATGTAAGTTCTGATGGATCTGCACCCACACCAGTATATTTTAGTGCACCTGTATATCTACAGAATGGTAGAGATTATGCAATAGTAATTAAACCTATAGGTAACAATCCAAATACATCTCTACATATTTCTCGTTTGGGTGAGGTTGATATTCTTACAGGTAATAGAATAACAACTCAGCCTGCAGCAGGTATGTTATTTGTATCCTCAAATGATAGAGCATATTCTGCTGTACAAGATGAAGATTTAAAGTTTACATTATATGTTGCGAATTTTCAAATATCATCTGTTGGATCTGTAGTATTTAAAAATGAATTGCGCGACTATCTACAAATTTCAAATGTATCTGGTGCATTTATACGTTCAGGTGAACAAGTTCATGGTGAAACAATTTTAGTTGGTACATTTGCTAATACTAAGGCAGTAAATACAGGCGTAACTTTTGTTCAAGGTGTAACTTCAGGTGCAACTGGTACGATATCACGTTTTAACCCAACTCAGCTACGTGTTCGTAATGTATCGCTAACATCAAAATTTAGAGGTGGTGAACAAATTCGCATTCGTAATACTAATGCTACTACCGGTGTAATAGTTGGTAATTCATCTGGTGGTATTACTTCAGCAACAACACCGATAGGTCGAGTAGCTTACTATGATTCGGTATCTTATGCAAATACTTACCTACACCTAGCAAATGTATCATTTACCAATAGCGGACCGGCATCTGGTCCTGGTAGGGTATTTTTTGCTAATAATTTTATTCGTGGTCAGGTTAATGGTTATACGGCTCGTATTGTAAAGCTTGATCGCCTTGAGGCCGATCTAATAAACATATCATCGGATTTCTTAACACCGACAAATACTGCAATTTTAACATCAGGTAAATTTGCAACTAGTAATAGCGCGCGAGATACGTCTTTTATAAACTTAGATGTCAATAATAATACGGAATTCCCAACACCAAGATTTATTCTTAGCCGTAGTATGGAATCCAATACCTCAATTAGTGGGTCATCAATGGCAGTTGATAGATCAGCCGAACTAAAATCTACATTGATTAGCTTGAATAGATATGCTTCTCCCGTAATTGACGTTCAACGCATTTCTGCCATAATCGTGCAAAATTTGATTAATAATGATACAACAGGTGAGGCAAATACATCTAGTGGCGGTAATGCTTTAGCCAAATATATTACTAGAAAAATTACTCTAGCAGATGGCCAAGATGCGGAAGACATTAGAGTATATCTGACAGCATATCGACCACCCGGATCAAATATAAATGTATATTATAAAATTCTCCACAGAGAAGATAGCGATACATTTGATAAAGCTAAATGGATTCCAATGGATTCTTCTTTGGAAACAGGATTTGCATCATCTGCAACATTCTCCAGCTCAGAATTAAAAAATGATTTTAGAGAATATGTATTTGTGACTCCTAATTTTAGCTCTGATTATAATTCAGGAGCAAATACTACTAATAGTAATATAATTGAATATAGAAATTCAATTGGTGCTAAATTTGTCGGCTATAAATATCTTTCAATCAAAGCTGTTTTGACTAGCACATCTACAGCTAATCCACCAAGATTGGATGATATCAGAGTAATTGCATTACAAAGATGACAAATCCACCTTTTGCTAAAATAAAAAATGAATCAGGTTATATTAAAGATATGGCTAACAAAGCCATAATCTCAACTGATCTTGCTGGATTAGAAGCATATAAAATGAGAAAGAAAAAGGCGGCCGAGATGCAAGCTAAATTAGATGAGATAAATACCCTAAAGCAGGATGTTGCCGAAATTAAGGACCTGCTACGTCAGCTTATCGGGTCCAAGGAATAGTCATAGATGGCTAAAATTGCAAACGTAGCTTTAACAAACACATTTGATACCTGGAGGATTCGATCCAACCAGTCATTCAATCGTCTAAGTCAATTTACAATTAATGAATCACAATTATATGCTAATACACTAACAGCTAATGTTCGTTTTATATCACTAGGCTCAACAAAACTTGGTAATGCAAATAATGATACTACTATAGTTAATGGTGCGCTTACGGCCAATGGTAGAATTACAGTAAGTAGCAACATGACTGTTAGTGGCAATACAACCACTAATAAACTAACTGTTACTTCGTCATTATCTTCATCGGGTAATACAATCTTAGGTGATGCTGCTGCTGATAGATTGACCTTAAATGGTAATACTGTAACTATGGGTGCGGCTGTATTGAATATAGATACTGGATTGCTTTTTCTACAAAGAAATTCCAATCGTGTTGGTGTAAATACATTGCGCCCAAATACAGCCTTTCATGTTAACGGTGTTGTATTAGCTAATAGTGGTTATAAGTATCCAGATGGTGCTCTTACCACAGCACCACTATATGTCTATGCCTCAAATGGCTCCCAATTGTATCCGTGAGGAATTAGATGGCCAATCCTTTAAAAGTCAGATTATCAGGAGCTACATTCCAAGGTCTTCAGACGATGACCGATGCGGAAATGGATTATGCCGTTGATGTCATTCTTAAAAATTTTGCCAGCACAAATAGCGGTTTGGGTACTGTCAATATTGATGGTGCAACAGGCACATCAATTGGTACATTTGTAGATACTACCAGACCCTTTGCTGTGGGTGATCATCCAGTTGGAACAACAACCAATTCTGTAACATATACCTTTAAGCAGGATATTACTTCTAGCGCATCCGAATCATTAACTAGGCCAGTAGAATATTCTTCGACTGGTGTTAGACAACAGAATGATACTCAGTTAAATGATTCTGTTATTTCTAGAGCACTTAATACTATGGTTACTGGTGGTGTAGGTTCTTATGCATTGCAGCCATCATCACCTGCAGGCACCTGGACATCAATTGGTATAATTACAAATACAACAAGTGCAGGTACAAATACTTCTACATTGTGGCGTAGAACAAATGCAACTGCACCAACAACAATAAGACCGTTAAAATATCAAACCAGCCCAACAAAATCTGTTCAGCAAATGACAGATGCGGAGATACAATCTTTAACAAATCGACTACGCAATAGAATTATAGCAACAAATATCGGTACATATAGAGTTCAAACTTCAGCTCCTACACCCGGAACTTGGACTACTGTTGGTGCAGCATTTGATGATACTAGAAACCAACTTACTAATCAGAATTATACTGGTGTATATGCGGGAACCTATACAGGATCTTATACAGGCAATTTTGCCGGCGTATATACGGGAGCATATTCACGAGCATTTACCGGCGCATATACTGGTACATATTCACGAGCATTTACCGGCGCATATACTGGTGCATATTCACGAGCATTTGCCGGCGCATATACTGGTACATATTCACAAGGGTTTACTGGGGCATATGCTAGATTTAGATCGCAAGGGTTTACTGGAGTTTATACACTTTTCTTTGGCGGCGTGCCATATGGTAATTTTACAGGATTCTATACGGGTTTTTTTACAGGATTTTATGCGGGGTCTTATACAGGATTTTTTACAGGATTCTATGCAGGGTCTTATACAGGATTTTTTACAGGAGTTTATTCAGGAGCATATACAGGTAATTTTACAGGAGTTTATTCAGGAGCATATACAGGTAATTTTACGGGGATCTATACAGGATCATATGCACAATCATTTACAGGTGCATATACAGGAAATTATACTGGGGTTTATACCGGTGCAACCATTCAGGCCGCATTAGAAACAATATCAACAATCAACCTCTGGATAAGGACTGCATAAGATGAGTGAAAGAGAAATTTTAGAGCCATATTGGACTTCAAATTTAAAAAATCAGGTTGTTTGTAAATTCAAATATGCTGATGGTGGTATCGTAACTGCATCAGTCTCTCAAACAAGTGAGGGTAATCCAGATTGGGACGAAATATTTGCTAATTTTACTGTAGAACAAATCGATAATAATACCGCAAAACGAGTAGAAAAGCATAGAGAGGTTCAATTAACTCGTGAAATGGAAGAGCAAAGGCGTGTCGATAACATGCGCCGCGAATCACTCTTTATAGCAAAAAGTGATGCATTTGAAATTGAATTAGTTAGAAATTCAACCAATACACAATTAAAATCTCGTCTTAGAAAAGCGACTTCAATAATTGAAGTTACAGTTTTGGCGTCATTAATTGCAGCAGAAACCTATAATATTCAAAAGGTGGCCGATGCCGAAACGACAGAAACAACTAGCTGAAATTAGTAAAGGTATTATCTTTGTTGCATCTATGTCTGCTGCTTTTTATAAAGCAGCTGTTAGATGCGCGATATCAATAAAAGATCATTATCCTGATGCTAGAATAACTCTTTTTACTCATCAAGAGTTTGTTGATGAAAAAGATGTTCATCTTTTTGAAAAAATTGTGGTGGGCATACCGGTTCATTCAAGAGCTAAATTGTGGGCATTAGATAAGACTCCATATGATTTGACATTGTATCTTGATTGTGATACTGAAATTTGGCATGAAGATATTTCTAAGATATTTGATCTTTTAGGCGATAATGATATTGCAATAACAAATATTAGAGAATATGCTGGTAAAGGTACTAAGGTTAGTGATACAGAAAATATGACATATCATTGTGGTATGTTTTTATATCGCAAAACTGAAAAAATTTTAGAATTTATGAGAAAGTGGTGGAGCGAATATCTAATACAGGCCGCGCCGGGACAATGGCCATACCCAGAATATAATCCGAAAATGAAACCATGGGACCAATTTACTTTTTGGCGTTTATTAAAGAAAGATCCATCAATTAAAATAACTATATTACCAGATGATGCTAGATGGAATTTTGTGCATGTATATAATGAAGATGAAACAGATAAACCAATAGTTGTTTATCACTATACCATACCACGGGAGCAAGTTAATGCGTACGCTATCAAAGGTCAATCCGGATCTTCTGACGATCTTAGATAATTTTGTTGATTGGTTTTTTAAGCAAGATATATCAGTATTGTCTATTAAAAGACGAGATGATTTTAAAAAACAATTGAGTTATATCGAATGCACCGAACGTCAGTATCTCGAAGATGCTCTACCAACACCGGATCGATTTGGATTTCCTAGAGATAGTTATGGGATAGATATGAACCCATTCCCAAATGAAAAACCCCTACCCGAACATTTTAACCCAGTTCTTAGAAAGCTTGATGATGACCTAATTACATTTCTTGGCGCAAGAAATAATGCGCTAAAGATGTATTACCCACCTCAAGGTTTTATAGGTTGGCATAATAATGGAAATGCGCCGGGGTATAATATTATCATGTCTTATAGTAAGACCGGAGAAGGTTCATTTTATTCATATGATCTAAAGACAAAAGAAATTACAGAATATAAAGATAACCCTGGATGGAATATCAAGGTAGGATATTTTGGTCCATTTAAAAAACCCGATAAAGTTTATTGGCACGCCGCGCGCACAGACTGTGATCGTATAACACTTAGTTATATAATCTATGACAAAAATATTTGGGATAATATGATTTTAGAAATTGAAAATGGTTAAATTATTGATAATATAAATTATTTTCTTTTTTTCATCTTATTATCATATATTGCAGTTTTTTCTGTACCGTCACCTAATACCCATTTTCTATCAATAAGTCTATAACCCATTGGATATTCAAATGTCATATATTCATCATTACCATAATATCTAATCATATCATCTTCTTTATTTAAGATAAATTTTTTCCATAGATTATCATGTTCACCACCAATCCATAACATGCATGAAGAATTTAATATGGTTAAATGTTTTCCATGGCCTGAAGAATTACATGCTTTTGTGGCATAATGACTATTAATTTTGCTATTGTTTAGCCCGACAATTATTTTTCCACTAATATGATTTATCATAGGAGTTAAATTTCTCAAAATTTTAGCATCAAGATCAAAAAAAATACACAATTCACCATCCTTACAAATACCATTTTTTTCAAAAAATAACATTTTATTCCAAAATGTAGGTAAATTATGGCAACTAATATCAATTACATTACAGAAATTTTCTCCTTCAAACTGCTGTATATCATCGGTTAAGCAAGTATGAATAAAAGGTTCTGATATATATTTTTTAAAGGAGTTATGGATAGCTCTAACAAAATTTATATTATATTTTGGTTTAACCAGTATCGAATATAGATGATACATTAGGATTTACCTCATGACCGATATGATAAGATTTATATGCTATAAATGGGGCACCAAATATCCCAGTATATATGTCAATCGTTTATATGCAATGGTCAAGAAAAATTATAATAGACCATTTGCATTTCATTGCATAACAGATGATGGGTCTGGTATAAGACCCGAAGTAATAATAGATGATATTGACAAACATAGTTTCTTTCGTGGTACTAAAGAAACTATGTTTACAATAGAAAAACTAAGTTCTTTTAGAAAGGGATTTTTGGACTGTAATGGTCCATATGTATTATTAGATTTGGATATACTAATTCATGGAGATTTAACTGAATATCTTGATGGTTGTTTTACAGAATTTAGATTAATCTATAATTATTGGCAACCACCAAATGCCATGATAACCCATTATGGGCATAATTATTGTAATATCAATTCATCCTTTGTTACTTGGCAGAGCGACCAGGCAGATTATATTTTTCAATATTACAAAGATAATATGAATAAAATATCTAAAATTTACTGGAGCCTTGACCATTCTATGATTTACCTCCTAGAAGGTAAATATTCATACCATCCTAAAAATATAATCTATACCTATAATGCCGGCGCCGCTTGGCCCGATGATATTATTAAAGGTGTATATCGTGAAAAATATAAAATATGCTTATTCAATAATTCTCATGGTGTAGGTTTTGATTTAAATGAGGTTAAAGGATGGGCTAAAGAATTATGGATTAAACATGATATTAAAGAAGGTCAATTTTAATGCTTTGTGAGAATTATGAAGAGGTATCTCTAAAAACTATTCCAAAAAAATATGAAATTGATTATATGACTCTATATTATAGAGTTAAAGAAAAAGCTAAACTTCTAATAGAATTAAATGAAGATGCAGTATCTTGTATTATACGCAATAGCATAGCAACTACCTACTCTATACCTGAATATGAATCAACCATGGAAGTAATGCAACATATTAAGGACGAAGATAACGTATTAATACTTGCATCTTGGTTATCTTTGATGAGACTTGAAATTTTTAATGCAATAGGTAAAATTAAAAAAATAATATTACTTGACCATGATAAATCTGTAATTTTATTGGGTAAGACGATATCGAATATGTATCCAAATCTGGATATACAATATATTAGAAAAAATGTAGTGTTTAATGATATAAATGAATATTTTATCAAACGTCAGATAGTAATGGTTCCATCTATAAACATGCTATTACCTTTTAATGAACTATTACCAAATTTACCTAAGGGTACATTAGTATCCGTACATGGTACTAGCAATATGAAAATGCGATATGGTAATCCGATATACAATCCAGATGATCTTAAATCACAAATTTCATGTCAAGAAATATTTTTAGCTAAAAAATATGATAGTAAATGGTCAACAAATCAGGGTACTTATAAATTTGTTACATCCGTAATAGTGGCAAGAATCTAAATAGGTAGTGACCTAACTATACAATGCCATTAATAGTATAGTTGGAGGATGCCCTATATGGCTGAGAATAAAGAAGCTGCACCAGTAGCACCACCACAACCCGATGCACAAGCACTTGCCGTGCAAAATTCAAATTTTGTAGCAAGAATTTCTGTAATGTCACTTGCTACAATTATGGTTTCTGTAGTCTTTGTTTTGCTTATTAGCATATTTCACCCTGATGTAAGCAATGACAAAATATTTGAGGTTATTGGACCTGCGTTCCAGACCGTTGTCGGCTGCTTTGTTGGGATGGTATCGGCTAATTTCATAAGGAAGTAAGGCCATGGATCAGCTTCTAAACATCGTTAAAACTGTAGCTCCATCCATCGCAACCGCGATGGGTGGGCCGCTTGCGGGCATGGCAGTTCGTACTCTATCTGAGACACTATTAGGTAAGCCTGATGGTACACAGGAAGAGCTAATGGAAGCTGCTAAGAATGCAACACCAGAACAAATGCTTGCGCTAAAAAATGCTGAAAATCAATTTAAGCTTGAGATGAAAAAACTTGATGTTGATCTTGAGCGTATTAGTGCAGGCGACCGCGATAGCGCCCGTCAGATGGCCATACAGAATCCCAGAGACTGGACTCCTCGCGCGCTTGCGGGTGCGATTACAGTTGGATTTTTTGGTGTGCTAATGTATATGCTCATGTATGGACTTCCTGCGGCAGGTGGTGGTGAGGCCATGCTTGTTATGCTAGGTACTCTCGGTACTGCATGGGGTGCTGTGGTATCATTCTATTTTGGTTCTTCGGCTGGATCACGTGCTAAGGATGAGGCAAAAGGTACCCCTAAATAGCCAAACAGTTTGGAGGGTAGAATGGCTGTACCAACAACACGCAAGCTATTTAAGGATTACTGCCTTCGCAGGCTAGGTTTTCCTGTTATTGATATTAACGTCGATGACGGTCAAGTTGAAGATCGCATCGACGATGCGCTTGCATATTATCGTGATTTTCACTTTGATGGTACAGAGCATGTCTATCTGTCATATAAAATTACCCAATCGGATGTCGATAACAAATATATTACTTTACCAGAAGATATCAATTATGTAATTCGCATATTTGATATTGGTAGAGCAACCAGCACATCTAATCTATTTAATATCCGATATCAGATTCACCTAAATGACCTATTTGACTTTTCTAGCACAACATACGTTCCGTATGTTATGGGTATGAGACATATTGAGGAGCTAGAGCAAATATTTGTTGGTAGCAAACCAATTCGATTTAATCGTCACAATAATCGTCTATATGTTGATATGAAATGGGATAAAGATGTAAAGGTTGACGATTTTGTAATTGTCGATTGCTATCGAGTGCTTGATGCATCAGCATTTAGCGATGTTTGGTCTGATCCTTGGCTAAAAAAGTACGCCACTGCACTTGTCAAAAAGCAGTGGGGTGAAAACCTAAAGAAGTTTGAGGGTATGAATCTACCCGGCGCTGTTAAGTTTAATGGGCAGAAGATTTGGGATGAAGCTAATGACGAAATCAACACACTTGAAAAAGAAATGAACAGCGGTTACAGCTTGCCTGTCATGGATATGATGAATTGATATGGCAACTAACAAGTACTTCCGTAATTACAGCTACGGTAGAGAGCAAAGAGTAGAAGATGACCTGATAGTTGAAGCCATAAAAATTTATGGCGTCGATGTTCAGTACATGCCTAGAACCATATTCAATGAGATTTTTGAATTTGGTGAAGACCCTCTTTCTAAGTTTGATCTTGCTGTACCCATTGAAGTGTATGTAAACAATCTTGAAAACTTTCAAGGTGAGGGTGACTTTTTAAGCAAGTTCAATCTGGAAATTCGTGACCAGATAACGCTTACAATGGCGCGTCGTCGTTGGGATCAGATACGAACAGAAAAGCTAGTTGATGAGGTTGGTAACATATACTTCATCGAAACAAATTCAGATTCTTACTCATCAAATACTGACAATTATCTGTTAGAAACTGGTAGCGCAAATGGTTATTCAGTATCATCTTCACGCCCACTTGAAGGCGATCTAATATTCATACCATTCATAAACAACGGCAATGGTGCGCTATATGAAATTAAGTTTGTTGAACATGAAAGAATTTTCTATCAGCATGGTAAGCTATACACATATGAAATGACGTGCGAGCTATTCCGCTACAGCTCCGAAAGAATTAATACAGGTAACGCTGATATCGACAGTATCGAAGATGAAAATAGTCGTGACATGTTTAGCTATAATTATCTCATGCAAAATAATGATGTCATGCAGTCTGAAGATGGTGGTTATCTAATTCAAGAATATCGTCTTGAAAGTGTTTCGGCTACGGCAAATAATGAGCTATTCCGTACCCGCTCATATGAAGATGTTGATTTCAGCGAGCGTAACCCATTCAGCGAGGTGGATAGGTACTAAGAATGGCAATGTTCGGTTCAACCTTCTACCATCAGACTCTACGCAAATACGTTATAGTATTTGGTAACATGTTTAATGATCTGACCGTCAGCCGTCTTGATGGTTCTGGTAATACGTTGCAAACTCTAGCAATACCCATATCTTACAGCCCGAAAGAAAAGTGGCTAGCAAGATTAAAAGACAACCCAGATTTGACCGCACAGTTGCAGGCAATATTACCAAGACTTGGTTTTGAAATTACAGGTTTTGAATATGATGGTTCTCGTCGTTTACCATCAACGATTAGAAATACTGCGGCGGGGTCTGCGGGCACAATCAAATATCAAAGAGTACCTGTGCCTTGGAATTTAAATTTTTCGCTATATTCATACGTAAGAAATGCTGATGACGGCGTTCAAATTATGGAACAGATTCTTCCGTTCTTTGGGCCTGAGTGGACCAACAGCGTAAATCTTATCCCTGAGATGGGCATCAAGCTTGATGTCCCAACAATATTGACTGGTGTGAATGTCGAAGATACCTATGAGGGCGATTATGAAAATCGCAGAGCATTAGTCTACACATATAATTTTACTATGAAGTGTTGGTTTTTTGGTCCTGTGCGTACACCTGCTAATGATGGTGGTATTATTCGTCGCACTATACTTAATCTTCATTCGATGGATACCAATCTTAGAGCAAATACTGTTTA